CTTCATCGCTTGTATATCAACATTAGGAGAGGTCACACTCGTATAAACTTTTTGCTTAGACCTCCCTTGTAAATTGCGTGTTTCCGAAAGTAACATGGAAAATGTATTTGCTAAATCTCTATTATATTGTCCAAGCAGTATTTTAACGGGGTAGGCCATTTCTCTATTAACTTCTATTACCACATATTCCCCTCTATCAATACCCTCAGTTGGGAAACTAACTGTAACTATATGTCCTGATTCTAAGAAAGGTATTCTATTGCCAACTTCAATCTCAACGGCTTCCTGTAAATTTGTAAATAATTTTAATAATTTAATTGCCTTTTCTTGTACTTGTTTTGAATCTACAATTGAAAAGTCGTAGACTTCTTTAACATATTCTCTATTGCGTTTTTTAATATCTCTGTAATTAGAAGCAAACCCTCTAACTCCATCTCCGTATAAAATTACTTTGTTAAATCTATCATAGAGAGTTTTGTCCTTTTTAATACTAATGATAGAATATTTATCATCATCTTCATCAAAAACAATATCTCTATAATCCTTTTCATCTTCATCACTGGTAATAATTATATCCTGCCCTGCTGTTTTTAATTTTAAACCTTTAAATGATAAGGCATTATTAGTGGCAGTAAGAGCATTCTCTCCTGTGTAATTTGCCGCTAAATAATATCTGTCGGTATTATCTGATTTATTATACGGTAATCCAACCTTAGATAAAATATCATCGGCAATTTCTTCTGCTTCTCTCACGACTTTAAACGGGGCGCAGATACTAATTGATTCAGGTTTAAAGTCTGGATTTTGGTTAGTAGTAATAGTAAAAATACTTCCGATAGAAGGTGTGCCTTTCATCTCTTTCATATCTGTAAATGACAACGACTTATTATTACTTACAAACATAGAAGTTCTTAGTGAATTAATACCGTCAGTTATATACACTGAATGTTCGCTATTAATTGAAAAACTATTTGTAAATGAAATATCAGAATTTGTCCGAGGTATTAAATAACTACCTCCAGTGCCATCAGGTTCAATTACAGTATATAAAGATTCAATACCTCCCCTTGCGATACCACTTAAATAATATCCACCATTAAGAATTTCCTTTCCACCTCTTATATCAAGTGCTGAAGGTACTTTATCTGTCATTTTATCATGTCCGGGTTTTTTAGTGTAAAGATAAGAAGGCTTATTTAATTGTATTTCTTTAGGTGAATAATCGTAAGTACAGGTTTGATTAATTTTCATAAGAGTTAAATTACCACTTGGGGTAGCGGCTACCGTAGGACCTGTGCTGGCAATATTGGTATTATCTATTTTTAAATAATGTTTAAATGTTGTAGAGTCTTTAGCAACAGTGTGAGAAATAATTTTATATAATTTATTATTTCCATATAAATAGTAACCTGTCAAATTATTAGAATAACATAACCATTCATTAGTGCCGCTACCGGCGTTATAATCTAAAACATCTACCTTCATATTAGTAGATAAAATCTTTTCAGTAGTTTTTAAACTAGCATCATCGGCATGTGTTGTTACTGTGAAATCTGATACATCTATAAATGGTTTGAATAAAACTTCTATCGGTCTTACTCCAGCAAAATTTGTTCCACCAATATTATTTTCATATATTCCGGGGGTAGCAGAACTACTTGTTGAATCGTTATGAACTAAAATTTCTAATCCGTCTACATCATATACGCTTTCATCATGTTTAAACCCACCTACTTGTATAGAAAAATGTGAAATACTTTCAGGTTCTTCTGTAATAATAGCACCAGTAGCCTTACATTCAATACTTGTTCCTAATGCGTCGGACCCTGTATTTCCAGAATAGGTAGGTATGTCTAAAATAACTGGGTGCATATTTTTAAATGTAAATGCACCTCCATGTTTGCTGTCCTGTATTGCTCTTATTGGGAATAATCTCTGTGCAGATTTACTCACTGTTGTAGAGTGACCTTTTATTGTTAATACACAATTTGTTTCATCCGAATTAGACCAACCGGGACTTGTACTCCCCGTGTCAGTAGCAAAGGTTAATGCCGTATTAGTTACATTTGTTAATCTCAATGTTACTTGATTATAACTGCTGTCCGAACCAACCGTAAGGCTAAATACTTGTGAAGTTGTAACAGCACCTATATCCATTGTAGTACCGTTAAACCACATTTTACCCTGCCCGTTTGATTGGAAAAAATCTAAAGCCTTTCCATTTGTAATAGTCATTACAGCACCATTAAAGTTAGCATCAAAATTCCATCTAAACATATGGGTATTAGTTCCAGTAGTTGTTTCGAGTCCATTATTACCGTTAAAATGACTTCCATCTGTTATGGAATCAGGAATATAAGGAAGTTTAACAATGCCGTTAATATCGTGAAGTGTTGCAGCAATAGTACCATTATCAACATTAAGTGGGAATCTATTTTCTTCAGCAATATCACCATCACCGGCATCGAGGTCCGGACCGGTAGTATTTCCGTCACCAACATTAACTAAAGCCATAGTTGTATTGTAATTATGGTCCATTACACCATCACCATTATCTACTTCTGTTACCTTTATTATAGGAAATTGCTGTCTATTATTTCCAGAAATACTTAAAGTATTTGTAGTTGCGCTTTCTGCGGCTAACTTAACTGTAACATAAAGTTTTGAACCGGAAGTATAACCTACTGCTGGGTGAGAAACACTTATAGCAGGAATAGTAATAGTATTATTACTTACACTCGCAACCTGCCCTATTAATAATGGGACTCCGTAATCAAAATCATTGTGTGCGCTATTTGCTGAATATGAATCAAAAGGGTCAGTATAGAGAGTATATATATAATTACCTCCAGTGTCAAACCAGCCATCATCATTTACTGCAATAGTAGTTCCTGCTGAAATATTAGAAGTAAGTGTAATGTCAATCGGACTAAATCCTGATTCAGTAAAACTTTTAATTATGTGACTATTTTTGGTAATTTGTTCACTAATAATTTGATGTGTTTTAGGTCCACCAAAATTATCAAATTTGTAATTTTCATAGTCTACTTCATTCATCATCATGTCATAAGTAACATCAGTTAATCTTACAAGGTTCATTCTTTTTAAATCACCTTTAGAAGATTCAATAGGTTGATAAAAATAATCATCGTTTAATCTATTTTTAATAGTAGAAACTCCAGACCAATTAGTATGGCTAAGAACCACTTCAGCACCTTTGGGTTGCCCTTTAAAAACAACTCCGTAGTCAGCAATACTTCTACTGTAAGTTCCTTCGGTAAATCCTATATTATTAGGGTTCTTTTTACTTTCAGGGTAAATGTCACCTATGGAAAAAATATGTAAAGGGCCACTATCGTTATCATATAATTCATATGTAGCCTTATATCTATCAACCATACTAATTCCGGTGTCGTCAATTTCTAACCTTCTTCCGTAGTGATTTTCAGAAGTATTAAAATTATCAGGATAGCGGGTAATATCGTATGACCTCGAACCTACTGCTGGTAAAAGACCGGTTCTTTCTGTCGGTAGTTCTATCCTGTAAGGTTTATCGGCATCTGTATCATCCTTATGTTCATCAGCCGTAGGTATTCTACCAACACTTGCTTTGTAGCCGGAAGCATAAAAATGATAATTACTTACCTTTTCATAGTAGTCATTGTAGTGAAATGGATAAGTAGTGTTAGCACTTGTTATTTTAGTAGCAAGATTTCTGGTTAATCTACCAAAACACTTATTTACATATCTCCAAATAGGTGAATTAAATCTTAAAGCATATTGACTATTAACTGTTCCATTTAATGTAGGGTCCTCTTCAAAGTCATTATTAAATGTCTTGGGCGATTTATCAGTATTAACTTCACCACCAAGTAAATGTAAGAAACCACCGAGAGGCATACCCTGTCCGTTAATTAAATAAATACTATTATTCTTTCTACTCGCTTGTGCGGTATCGCTACTTTCAATAAAGGTATCTAATAAATTATCTGTTTCTATTCTACCTACAACAATAGGGGAAACATAACCTATCTCAAACTGTGTTAATCCATCCTTTGTGTCTACTTCACTTAATACCGGAAAGTCAACCATAGAAGAAATAGTATTATAGTGAAAATCAAAAGCAATTGGTGAGTCGGTATAATCGGTATCATCACTAATTGTTGTAATTAAATTATTAATTTCAAAACCATTTAAGTCTCCAAAAATTAAAGAGTTGCCCCCTGTTGCAGAAGCAGAAGTTGTATTAGCCGATAAGGTGAAAGTAGTTGTATTTGTTATACTAACAATGGTTGCTTTATCAGGAATGCCCGTTCCCCTTACTAACATTCCTGCTATTAAATCAGCAGTTCCATCCGCAGGTGTTGTTATGGTTGTTGAAGTATTACTAAAAGTACAGCCTTCTATTGTCCTACTTGTAATTGTATTTAATTTACCATTATCGGCATACGCAGTTCCGTAATCAAAATATTTTCCAGTTGTAAATACCGCCCCTTTATCAGCACTACCTATTAAAGTCGTGGCCCTGTCGGTATTTCTAAGAGAAGTTTCTAATGTCTTACCTGCCAATACACTCCTTCTCGCCTTGTATATATCAGTGGCTAATGTTGTATCTCCAACGAAGGTAGTGTGTTTGCGTATATAGCAATCCTTAACTAAGGTAATATCATTCCCACTTACACTTTTTACAACACCAAGTAAATAATAAGAAGGGTCTAAACTACCATGAGTTCCCTTAAGATAAAGAACATCTCCAAAATTTACATTAGGCGCACCATCGGCTGTTACTACTGCACCTGAAATACTACTAACATTTCTTCCTATGTCTGTATAATTTTCATTAAAGGGGTTCATTGTACTATAAACGAATTCATCGGAATAAGTATAATTGGTATTTACAGCAGTATTTAAAAGGTCGCCTATTACATCTCTACCAGTTATCTCATATTTAAATTGACCCTGTTCAACCTTAGTTTCTGTTGATTCTATCTTACCTTCAAAGATAGTCCTATATACTAATAAATTTCCTTTAAGTGAATTTAAAATATGAGAGTTTGAATAGTAGGAAGATTCGGGTTCAAAGTCTAAAGTTGTAAATCCGTTAGGTTTATCGCCAGTAATAACCTTAGCATTATAGCCGTAATACCTTCCTTCATATACATATTCTAATCCATGTATGTCCGAATCAAGGGCGTGTCTTGTAGATTGAAAAACAGTAGCCGGTGTGACAACTAAATTCTTCCCATTTCTAGTAATGTCGCCGCTACCGTCATTAAGTATTGTTGTATCAATATCATGTCCAATTAAATAATTTAATGTTAAAGGGGACCATACCTTTCTAAATGCTTTCTTACCAAGAAGGTCTGTACTCAATGTTCCTACTGATTCATAGGCAGTAGAAGCAATTGCTCTTTTATGTGTAACAGAAATTGTTTGGTCGCCATCTAAAGGTACGCCTATTGATGAAATAATATAATACACTCCGTCTATTAGAATAGGTTCATAGGGTGCGCTTGACCCTAACAATCTTCTCAAGTCAACACCCGAATCTAAACCTTCTGCTCTAAAAGCGTTTGTATCAACTCTATCATAAGTCCCCGGAAGTTGTGCTGTGGGTTCATCTTTAATCTCTTTACTACCAATTAGTTCTTTAATTTGAATACTCTCATTTTCATTTATTTTTTTCTCAAGCATTCTTTCTGTATCGTAATACTTTGCCTCAAACATATTACCCTTATTAGTAATTGTTTTTTTAGTAGTAAGTTGGTAAGGTGTAGAAAGACTTTGCGTTCTTAATGGGGAATCTATATAGGAAATATAAGTTTTTAAACCTCCATCGGAATCATCGTAATTTTTAGAGGAAGTAGCCCAAGTTGTATGGTCGAAAGTATATAGTGAACCTTGTGCTGTGCCACTATTTATCCCTCTTGGGGTAGCCACATTAGAACCATTTAGAAGTCTGTCGTTTAATTTATTATTATCTACCAAATTAGCATTTTGTGTAAATATACTTTTATCTAAAATATATCCCGATGTAGGACTGTCAGTAACAAAAACACTTTTT